TCAGCGCCGTGGCTACGGCTCAGACGATCACCAGCACCGAAGTGCTTCGTGACCCGACGAGCTTTGGCGACATCGTGCGTGGCCTCCATGTGTATGGTGCCAAGGTGCTGCGGCCCGAGGCCCTTATCGGCGGCTTCTACGTCATCGACTAAAAACTAGCGTCTAGTTCTCTGGGGGCTTAACGGCCCCCGGAGTTTTACTAAGAGGTTATTATGCTAGTAGGAACTCCAAACAAACCCTTTCGACTTAAGGCCCGAGACAAGCAGGTTGGTAAACCGCCCCGTGGTGACCAAGAAAAGTATGCTGCTGGTTGGGACCGAATCTTTGGAGATAAAAAAGATGATGTACGGAAATAAAAAGAAAAAAATGATGATGGGCGGCTATAACGATAAGCGCATGGGTAAGGCTATGGGAGGTCCTGCCTCTAAGTCTGGTTCTCAGCCTGTTTACGGTGGCACCATCGCTGACGCAATGCCCAAGGCTGGTCCTTGCTAAAATGATCTATAAGTCTAAAGACATTTTTGAATGTGAGCGTATGAAGCAAATTCCTGATAGCTCTACGCGCCAACAGCCCGTCCAAAAAGCTAACTAGAGAAAACTATGGCTGCTACCTATCTGGAACTGACAAACGAATTAATCCGAGAGTTGAATGAGGTTTCTTTAACTTCAGCAACTTTTGCAGGAGCCATTGGCATTCAACAACACATCAAAGACTGTGTTAATCGCGCATATCTTGATATTGTTAATGAAGAGCCTCAATGGCCTTTCTTGGCTGTTGCAGATAGTGGAGACACTGATCCTTTCTACGGTAATGTTTATGTAGAAACTACGGCTGGTACCCGTTGGTACGAATTGAAGCCTAGTTCTGCTAGCCTTGTAGATGACTACGGCTATGTAGACTGGGACAATTTTTATATTACTACCATTGGTGTGAGTGGGGCAACAGAACCTTACACCAGCCGTAATCTACGTTATATTACTATTGAAGAATTTAAAGACTATCATCGCGCAGAAGAAAATAATGATGATGCTACTTCTCAGAACTGGGGTGAGCCTCGTCGAGTGTTTAAAAGTCCTGACAACCGCAAGTTTGGTTTGAGTCCTATTCCTGATGATACCTATAGAGTTTGGTTTTATGCTTACAATCTGCCGACAGAACTAAATCTTTATTCTGACCAGATTGTTATTCCTAATATTTATAAGCCTGTCCTTTTGGCACGGGCACGTTATTACATTCATCAATTCAAGGAAAACTCTCAGGCAGCGGCATTTGCTGCACAAGATTACCAGCGTGGTCTGCGGCTCATGAAATCTAATCTTATGGAGCCTGCGCCTGATTACATGAAAGATGACCGAGTAAGGTTTGTTTAATGTCACAGCCTTTTGGTATTTCATGCAAGGGCGGTCTTAACACCAACCTCAATGAATTTGAGATGTTGCGACAGCCTGGGTTAGCTACAAGGCTTAGAAACTTTGAGGTTGACCCGGATGGCGGCTATCGGCGCATCAATGGCTTTACACCTTTTGGTGGGGCAAGCGCTGCGCGTCCTAATAGTTCTAATAGAATTTTAGGTCTTGCAGTTTATGGTGACGGTGTTATTGCCTGTGTTGGCACCAATATTTATTTCAGTCAAGACGGAACAAGCTGGTTTCAAATTAATCGTGCGGCTGTTGCTAATAATGGTGATAATTATACTACTTTTACAGGTCGAGCAACTTTAGCACGAACCAATCAAAGCCAGTGTTCTTTTGCACTTTTTGAAGGCCCTAATTATGATTATGGGCAAATTATTATTTCAGATGGTGCTAATGAACTTTATCTTTTTCGCATGGAAGGTACGGGAGCATTAACAACTCGTACTTTTTTTGCCGAAGAAGTTGCAGTAGATAGTACAAATGGTGTTAAATATATTACAATTCATGATCACCATCTTGTAGCTGCTGGCGTACAAAATAATTTAAGTACCATTTATTATAGTGTTTATAATGATCCTACTGATTTTTCAGGTGCTGGAGCCGGTGCCATAACAATTTCTGATCAAGTTGTTGGTATTAAGGGTTTCCGTGAAGACCTTATTGTTTTTTGTAAGAATAGCATTCATCGTCTTTCAAATATCAATGACTCTCAAACTGTAAACATTGCACCTATTACAGAAAACGTAGGTTGTTTGTCTGGTTACTCCATTCAAGAAATTGGTGGTGACTTGGTGTTCCTTAGTCCTGATGGTATTCGTACTATTGCAGGAACAGCTCGCATTGGTGACGTTGAGCTAAGTTCTGTATCTAGGCAAATACAAAGCATTATTGGTGATGTTGCAAATTCTATAAACAGTTACACTATTGATAGCTGTGTTCTTAGGTCTAAATCCCAGTATCGTTTATTTTATACTAATCCGGCACTTGGATCTGGAGTTTCCAAAGGCATTATAGGAACCTTAACAGAAAATGGTTTTGAGTGGTCTGAAACTTTAGGAATTCAAGCCTTAGGACTAACGGCTGGTTTTAACGACGAAGGAATTGAAAAAGCCTATCACGGCGATAAAGATGGTTATGTTTATAATCATAATGTTGGAAATACTTTTTCGCCCGCAAATGTTACTACAAACATAGAAGCAATTTATCAAACGCCTAACCTAGACTTTGGCGATGTAGGAACCAGAAAGACTATTAAGTATGTTCGAATTTCTTTTAGTCCTGAGGGTGAAACGCAACCTACGCTTCGTATGCGTTTTGATTTTGATGACCCAGAAATTATCCAACCGCCTGATTATGAATTAAGCTCTATTCCGCTTCCTGCAATTTTTGGTAATGTTACTTTTGGGAATGCTACATTTGGAGCTACTAATGATCCTATGGTTAGACAAGCCGTAGAGGGCAGCGGAAACAACATTAGCTTTAGAATTAGAAGTAATGGGGATGATGCCCCTTACTCAATTAATGGTTTGTACATAGATTACATGCCTTCTGGCAGGAGATAAGAATAAATGGCTCAGAATTATACTCGACAAAGCTCGTTTAACGATGGCGATACTATTTCTGCTAGCCTGTTTAACGACGAATATAATCAACTTGTAAATGCTTTTACTTATTCTGGGTCTAGTGATTCTAGCACCGGCCACCGCCACGATGGTTCTTCAGGCCAAGGCGGAAACATTTATCGTATTGGTGACCTAGATTTTTTTAATAAAATTGAAGCCGACAGCATTAATAACCGTTGGGGTTTTTATGTAGAGGTTGGTGGTGCTGCAGTTGAACAAGTACGAATTCAAGATGGTGCGGTAGTTCCGGTTACTGACAACGACGTTGATTTGGGTTCCGTGTCTTTAGAATTTAAAGACCTTTATCTTGATGGTACCGCAAACATTGATAGTCTTGTAGCAGACACTGCAGATATTAATGGCGGTACAGTAGATGGGGTTGTTATTGGTGCAACTACGGCTGCGGCTATTACGGGCACAACCCTAAAAGCTAATACAAGTCTTGAGTTGGCTACGGGCGCAACCGTCACGGCAATCCTTGATGAAGATACGTTATCTTCAGATAGTGATACGGCGCTTGCTACTCAACAGTCTATTAAAGCTTATGTTGATGCGCAAGTAACGGCACAAGACCTAGATGTGACTACAGACTCTGGAACTATTGCCATCGACCTAGACTCCGAGACTCTTACGGTCGCTGGAGGCACGGGCCTTGATACGTCTGCTACGGGTAACACGGTCACCGTGGCTATTGACAGCACGGTGGCTACGCTGACGGGTACGCAAACCCTTACGAACAAGACTCTTACCTCTCCAGATATTGACGGAGGTACGATTGACGGAGCCACCATCGCCACCTCCGACGTAACGGTAGGGGCGGGCAAAACCCTAGATGTTTCTGCAGGCACCCTGACGCTTGCAAACGATCAAATCTCTGGAGATAAGGTTGAAGGCGGCACCATTGCGGCTGTTACGATTACTGACCTTGCCTCTACGACTGTTGATACCACGAACATTGAAGTCACCAACCTCAAAGCTAAGGACGGTACTTCTGCAGGTTCTATTGCAGATGTAACGGGTGTTGTGACCCTGGCAAGTT